CTGCCGAGCCCGCAATCAGCCTCGCGAGCGAGGCGCCTGAAAGAGGAACATATGGAAGAAACTGAAACGACCAATCCGGTCGAGGGCGAAGCCTTGCCCGCGCTGGAAGTCGATCAAGAAGCGGACAGTTCGACCGAGCACGAAGGTCCAGCGTTCGAACCGCAACGAGACGAATTCGGCAACCCGATCGAAGAGGGACCGGACGACGAGCTCGAGGAAATCGAACGCGACGGCAAGCGAGCTAAGATACCATCCTGGCTGAAACCCGAGCTGATGATGCAAGCCGATTACACGCGCAAGACGCAGGAACTGGCATCCGCGCGCCGCGCCTTCGAGGCCGAGCGACAAAATGCCCAGCACGCCAGCGAAGCGGAGCGATCGGTCGAAGTCGGGCTTGCCCTGATCGACGAACAGATTGACCAATGCGCCGCGATCGACTGGCGCGCATGGCACGAAAATGATCCGGCCGAGGCGGAGCAGGCATTTGCCCAATTCCAGGCGCTGGATGAAGCCCGCGCAGAAACAATCGATTTCCTCGCGGCATTCCAGCGGGATCGCGCATTCAGGGAGCAGCAGGATTCTGCCATGCGCCTTGAGCAAGGCGCAGCGGTACTGGCCCGGGATATTGCCGACTGGTCTCCGCAAACGGCGGCCAAATTGGTCGAGTTCGGCCAGAACCACTACGGATTTTCCCTGGAGGACCTCAGCGGGATCGACGATCCGCGGCTGGTCAAGGTCCTCTACGCCGCGTGCAAGTGGGAAGACCATCAGAAGCAACAGCGCCGCGCGCAGAGCCATGCCGACGCCCAGACCACAAGGCCCGCCGCGCGAGTGACGGGTGCGACACCAAGGTCAGGCCTGGACGACCGGCTGAGTGCCGAGGAATGGATGCGCCGACGCAACGAGCAGGTCAGAAGGAAGCGTTAGGCTGCCTTCGGAACGGTCGTCGTTCACCACTGTATCCGACGTCCGACCCGCCTTCTCCAGTAAGCTGGAGGAGCCGGCGCTGCTCATTCACCAAACCCGAGTGAGAAAGATCACATATAATGGCAAATACACTTCTTACCCCGACGGCGGTGACGCGCGAAGCTTTGCGCATGCTGCACCAGAAGCTGAACTTCGTCGGATCGATCAACCGTCAATATGACGATCAGTTCGCCAAGTCCGGCGCAAAGATCGGAACCACGCTGAAGATCCGCGAGCCGAACCAGTATAGCGTCCGGACCGGCGCCGCGCTGGACGTCCAGGACACGACCGAAGACAGCCAGACGCTCACGGTTGCGACGCAAAAGGGCGTGGATATCAATTTCACGTCGGCCGAGCTGACCATGAGCCTCGACGACTTTTCCAAGCGCGTGCTGGATCCAGCTATGTCGGTACTTGCGGCCAATATCGAGGCCGATGCGATGACGATGTTCAAGGACGTCTGTTATGGCGTCTACGACAACGGCAATGCGATTACCTACACGGATGTTCTCGACGGGCGCGTGCTGATGCAGCGGGGCCTGGCACCGACCAACGAGCGCACCGCGAACATGAATTCGGTGGATATGGCCGATCTGGTCAAGGACACCAAGACATTGTTCAACCACGCTGGCGAGATCGGCAAGCAGTATCGCGAAGGCTTCATGGGCCGGGCCGCGGGATTTGACTTCGTCGAGAATACGCTGTGGCCGGCGTTCACGCGCGGTGCCGCCAATGGGTCTTACGTCTGCAACACATCGTCGGGCATCACGTCGGGTACGGCGACGATCGCCGTTACCGCCGGGACCGGCGCGTTCGTGGTCGGCGACGTCATCACCGTTGACGGCGTGTATACCGTGCACCCGGAATCGAAAGCTTCGACCGGTGTTCTTCAGCCATTTGTCGTTACGGCTGCCTCGAACGGCGGAAGCGTCAGCCTGGCGGTCAGCCCCACGCCGATCACTTCGGGCGCCAAGCAGAATGTGACGATCGTCGGTGCCGGGTCCGGTAAAGCCGTTACGGTGGCCGGTACGGCAAGCGCCGACTATTCGACCTCGCTGCTGTACCAGGAAGGCGCGTTCACCTTCGTGACGGCCGACCTGATCATGCCGAACGGAGTCGATTTCGCACGGCGTGAGGTCCTGGACGGCATCTCGATGCGCATCGTCCGGCAGTATGACATCAACAACGATCGCCTGCCGTGCCGAATCGACGTCCTGTACGGCTACAAGACGCTTCGCCCGCAACACGCGGCGCGTCTGCACTTCAACTAGAGTGTGTCGCTATTTAGGTGATGCCGGCCTGCAAATGCCGGCTTTCTGCGCTTCCGGTGCTCACGTAATTTAGCGTACGCTGCGCGCCGGTTCTCGACAGCCGACATTTTGCCCTGCGGTCATCTGCGATTCCGGCTCGGCCTCACCAAAATCCCAACACACTAAAATCTGGGGGGCGTTCGCGCGCCTCTTTGCACATGAAAGGAATTGCCAAATGGCAGAATATATTGGCGCGGGCGACGACGAAGGCCAGATCATCGGCCGGTCCTCCGGCAAGGTCGCCTTCTACGGAACGACACCGATCTCGAAGCGCAGCAGCGCGGCGATGGTAACCCTGGCAACGACGTTCATCACCGACGCGAGCGCGAACATCGCCTTCGCATCGATCACGGGAGCGAATGCGCTGCTCAGCCAGATCACCGAAATCCGCGATACGCTCGCGGCGCTTGGCCTGCACGCCGGGTCATAATGTTCCGGCTCAACGCGCATGGCGTCGGCAGCGTTGGTCCGGAGATCATCCTGGCCAACGCAGCCGGCGCCGAAGCCCGCGGTCTGCCGTTCATCGAACGGATGGCACCGCACGAGAGGCCGCTCGCCGTGGTCGGCGGCGGCCCCTCGGTCCTTGCTCATCTCGACGAACTGAGGGCGTTCACCGATATCTGGGCGATCAACGGCACCTGCCAGTGGCTCAAGGGACATGGGATCGAGTCGATCCTGTTTTCGGTCGATCCGGGTGAGGACATGCCGCCGCTTTGCGAAGGCGTGGAGCGGGCGATCCTAGCGTCCAACTGCCATCCCGGTGCTTTCGATGCACTTGGCGGCAAGGACGTCCGGATCTTTCACACGTTCCTGCGCGAGGACATCGGCCCCGAGATCGTCGCACTGTGCGAGCGGTTCGCAATCGTGCCGGGTACGACGTCCGCCTGTTCCGCGCCGCTCGCGGCATTGCGGATGGGCTACAAGCGCATTGTCTATTTCGGCTGCGAGGGATCGTTTGCCGAGACAACGCACAGCTTCAAGGACGAGGACCATGAGAGCCAGGTCATCGTCCGGGCGGGCGGCAAGGATTTCCGGACCAACCTGCAATTCTACATGCAGAGCGAATATCTTGCGAAGCTGTGCCGGCTTTTTCCGACATTCCTGTGCGAGCGCTCCGGCGGACTGCTGCGGGCCATGATCGAGCATCCCGATACGTGGGAGGTGGCGGCTTTGTCGGAGCATCTCACCAAGGTTCTCGGCGCAGAGCCTGGAGAGCTTACCGTCTATGAGGAGAAAGCCTGATGGCCACTCTGGACGAACTCAAAGCCCGCATACGCCTCGAGACCAATCGGGATGACATTGCGGCCTCGGGCGAGGCGGAGGGTGCGCTTACGACCGCGATCGTCCAGGCGATCGAATATTATTCGGACGAGCCATTCTGGTTCAACCATTATGGCGCAACCACCGCGGCTTCCGTGAATACGACCGGCGGCGTGGATTATGTCGCGATCCCCGCGACGATCCGGGTGCCGCAGAAAGTTTCGTTCGACGGCGAAGACCTGCAGAGAGTTGATCTTGCCGCCATAGAAGCGCGAACCGACGCCGGCCGGCCTACGAGATGGGCGGCGAGCGGCGACACCATCGCGCTTTGGCCCGTTCCGGACGCGGCCTATGCGCTCGCGGTGTTCGGGATCGCGAAGGTAGCAATACCGGGGTCGGGCGGCGCTTCGAATATCTGGACGACCGAAGCCAATGACCTCGTCACCGCACGCGCTAAATTCCTCCTGTATCGCGACGTCTGGCGTGACAATGATGGCGTCCAATTTGCCGCGCAGGCGGAGGGCGAGGCGCTGAGCCGACTGCGCAAGGAAACGCGCCGCAGGACCATGGTGCCGCTCAGGTCCACAGGTGACGAACCCTGGTCGGCACCGTCCCAATTCAACATCAATCGAGGTGACAACTGATGGCCGCCAAAGATCAATATGCTCCCGACCGCGAAACAGTAGCCGCGAGCCAGACGGCACAAGCTATGGGCGACACGGGGGCGAAGGGAGACTGGCTTTCCCACGTCATTTTCCAGCCGTCCGCGACCGGGGCCGGGACGAGCACGATCCTGGACGATTCCACCGTGCTGTTCACCTATACTGCCGGCACCCTTGCGGACCTTCGCCCGATCATCGTTCCGATCAACCTCAACAGCGCCAACGGCGCGTGGAAGATCACGACCGGCGCGAACATGACCGCAATCGCTTTCGGTGACTTCACCTGAGATGCGCTTCCAGGATGTGCTTCAGGCCTCCACTACGCAGGGTGGAGGAGCGGCACCGTGGACACCAGCCAGCCTGGGTGCGTCGCTCCTCGCTTATTGGGACGCGGAGCGGTCCGATCTTATTTCACTTACAAATACGGGCGATCTCGTAAATTCCTGGGTGGACAGCGTTGGCGGGCTCACCGCTTCCCAAAGTACGACGGGCTTTAAGCCGGCATGGGCGAACAACAGCTTCAACGGTCGGCCGGGCATCACGTTCGATGGCACCGACGATGTTCTCCTCAACACAGCATTGAGTGCTAATCTGCTGCCGACGGGATCCACCGGCTGTGAACTTTGGGCCCTGGTAAACCAGAGCAAATTACCTGCCGACACGTCCACCGGGACCATATTTCTCTATGGGACGACCGGAGCCAATAATCGCCGAAATCTCCGTCGTGTGGTCATAACGGGAGTAAATCGTGCCCAGGCAAGCACGGGAACCGGCGGCGGCACCACGACAGTTACCGATACGGCAGGCGACTTTTCAGGCTATCACGTGATGAATAGCCAAGTGTCTGCGACGGACACCAATATTTCTCTCGATAGCAATTCGCCTGTTTCAGCCGCTGTCGTTCCGAATACACTCAATTCTGCCATTTCCATCGGCACGGTGACCGGCGGAACCAACCCCTTCGGCGGTTCGATAAACAAGATCGTCGTTACGGCCCCGCTCGATAGTGGCCAACGTACGCTCATGCTCGCATTTCTGAAAACCATCGGAGGTATAGCCTGATGTCGCTCGTCGTCCTTTTCCCGGTCGGCAAGGAAACTTCAGCCAACGATTATTGCGACTTTTGCGATTTCAACAACCCGGACCCCGGAGCCACGCAGTGGTATCCGCGTGACCGTACCGACAGGCACGGCCAGCGCGTGGTCGGCTATCTCGGGCCGGGCGGCTTCATCTGGACCGGTGAGCCGTTTCCGGAGCCGGAGGGCGGCGAGGAGGCACGGGCAGATGGAGTGCTTTCCGACACGGTCGATTGGCCGATCGAGGAATGAGACACGCAGGTGAGGAAGCCTATCGCTCGTCGAGACGGCCAGTGGCGCCGGGGGCGCCGAATATCATTTCCAGATAGTGGTCAGCGGCCTTGGAAACGTGGAAATCGGCCGCCCTGGCCTTCAGCATCTCCGGATCGCGCGGCGTGGCAAGCTCGTCGATAATCGCCTGGACGAGGGCATCTAGGTCGTTGGGAGGGACCAGGCGGCCGTATTTTCCGTTGTCCAGTATCTCGGCCGGCCCGCCACAATCCGTCGCGACAATCTTCAAGCCGCACTGAAGAGCCTCGACCATGACGGTGGGAGAGCCCTCTGCGTTGGAGGTCAGGACAAAAAGGTCCGCGTGGCGTAGATATAGCTCTGGAGAAGGTACGCGGCCTAAGAACATGATAGCCTCATTCCCTGCGGCTATGTCTTCAAGCTCGCTTCGCAAAACACCGTCGCCCAGGATAAGGCAACGAACATCGATGAAATCTCGAGCCTTGCCGATGGCATTTATGAGCAGTGGAAAGTTCTTTTCCTCAACCAATCTGCCAACGGCTATGACGGTTTTGAAAGGACGGTTGGGCTCAAGCCAAGGGTGAAGCACGCTCTAGATCCTCGTCCGTGACAACCGCCCACGACTGAATTGCAATCTTCTCGCGAGGGTAGCCGGTAACAGCCGCGCAGTCGTCAGCCACCTGGTTGGAAACGGCGATGACCTGGTGAGCGTGTTTGAATACGAATGGTAGAATGTAGGGATAACTCCGTGCGATCCGATGCATCCTGCCGTTCAGTTCCCATGACAACGGAATGTGCAGGTTTACGAGAATTTTAACGGGGCTACGTGAGATTATTTTCGCAATAACTGCCGCAATGGCAAATGGCGTAGTGTTCGCAATGACTGCTTCGGGTGATTTGTTTCGGAAGTAACGCGCCAGCTGAGGAATGCCCTTGAAGTGAGAGGGAAGGCGGCCCCGCGGCTGCCCGATGAGAATGCGCCCAACATCCTTTGGCAGAGACTCGAATCCCAAGTCTGAAGTGCCGAGGAGATCAACGTCAAAGCCGCGTGAGCGAAATTCTCGTGCGAGTTTCACGAAATACTTCCCGAATGGGCTTTGCTGGAAATTGTCGAGCTGAAAGACGGCGATACGCATCGTAGCCGCTCTAACACGAAGGGAAGCGAGGATGAAGCTTCGCGCTCCGGAAGACGCGCCGCAATGGCTACATCGCTTCGCGCGTCGAATTGTCGAAGCCGAGCAGGAGCCCAAGGACGCACCGCTTCGCCTACAGACCTTCACGACATCGACATTGCCCGATCCTGCCAAATGGATCGCAGGGCTGATTTTCGTTTCCGACATTCCGATGGCCGCAGTCTCTGACGGTGCGCACTGGAAGCGTCTTGATACAGGAGCCAATCTTTAATGGCCGACACATATACCACTCGCAACCGCTTCGAGAAGATGGAGCCGGGTGCTTATCTGGATACATGGGCGTCACGCGCGAACGGACAATTCGGCTCGGACCTAATCGACGAGTCCCTTGATGGAGTAGTCTCGCTTACCGTTTCCGGCTCGGTCTCGCTCACCACCGCGAATGGCGCCCCGGATCAGGCCCGCAAGCGAATTCTCAGTTGCACCGGGAGCGGTGGCACGATCAACGTCCCGGCTAAGGAAAAATGGTATATCGTTAAGAACAGCACGTCGGGTGACGTGGCGGTATCCGCAGGCGGTTCCACTGCGACCGTGAAAACCGGCACCGTCGGCTTTGTTCTCGTCGATTCCGGCAACAACTGCTACCAGATGCTTCGCAGCGATTTCGATGCGATGAATATCCTCACGACCGGCAATGTGAATTGCGCCGCGCTCACGACAACTGGCACCGCAACCCTTGGTGACTCCGTCACCGACCAGCACGTAGTGAACGGACGCATTACTCTTAGCGCGGATGATGGTTCGAATCATCGAACGATACACGCCACCGGCGCCAGCACGTTCGCTGAAAATTCCTTCATCGCCTCTAATGGCTCGTATGTTGGAATTGTTGGAACCTTCAACGCCGCCCGCGCCGCCAATTCAGCTTATAGATTCATTCGGTGTATATCGAGCTTCGGCGGCACGCCTGACAATGAATTTGACGTTAGCGGCACCGGCGGTGTTTCCTCTGATGGCGGCACCGCCATGACCACCCCGGCCGATTACGCCGACATGATGGAATGGCTGGATGGCAATCCTGACAGGGAGGACCGCATCGGCTATTCGGTCGTCGTCGAGGAGGGGCGGGTCCGCAAGGCGTCGGCGGACGACGACTCTCACGCCGTCATCGGCATAGCCTCGGGCAATCCTTCCATTTGTGGCGGCTCGGGCTGGAACCGCTGGGTCGGGAAGTTCCTAACCGACGATTTCAACCGCCAGATACTAACCGAGGACGGCGACCGCATCCTCAATCCCAACTTCGATCCGGAACATGAATACACCCCGCGCTCGGAACGCCCGGAATGGGATCCGATCGGGTTGGTTGGGCGCATCCCGTTGCGCAAGGGGTGCCCGGTCAACCCGCGCTGGATCAAGTTGCGCGATATCTCCCACTCCGTCGAGGAATGGCTGGTCCGGTGAGGGTCACCTTCGAGCCGCCGCCTGGCGTCGTTTCCAACGAAACCATTTATTCGATCCCCGGCGCATGGGCTGACGCGATCAACGTCCGGTTCGTGGATGGCAAGGCCGAAACGCTCGGTGGGTATGAGGCGCTGTTCTCGACAGCGCTGACGGGGGTTTGCCGTAATGCGTTCAACTGGACCAACGTCCTGGGCGACTGGAACATCGCCTTTGGGACACACTCGAAACTTTATGTGTTCACGAGCGACGTTCTGTCCGACATCACGCCATCGGGACTTTCCACAGGCGCCTCGAGCAACGGGGCATCGAACCGCGCATGGGGAAGCGGGACCTGGGGCAGCGGCACGTGGGGAACGCCGCTCTCGTCGACGCGGCTGAGAACCTGGTCGCTTGCGCCGTGGGGCCAGACCCTGCTTGCGTCGCCGCGGTTCGGAACGCTGTATCAGTGGGCGAACGATCCGGGCATCCATGCAGCCGGGATCACGCAGGCGCCGGACTCGATCACCATCATGCGGGTGGCGGCCAAGCAGAGGATCTGCATCGCGTTCGGATGTTCGGAGGAGTTGTCGGGAAATTTCAATCCGCTCTGCGTGCGCTGGTCGGATACCGAGGATCTGACCGACTGGACCACGTCCAGCTCGAACAATGCCGGCGAGTATATATTGAACGGTGGCGGCCAGATCGTCGCGGCCGAGCAGGTCGCCGGCGCCTTTGGGATCTGGACCGACAAGAGCCTCCACCAGATGTTCTACTCGGGCGGAACCGACATCTTCCAATTCGATCTGATCGACGAGAATTGCGGTGCGATCGGGCCCAACGCGGTCGCGACCCTCAACGGCGTCGCTTATTGGGTGGGCAAGGACAAAAGGATCAGGGGGTGGGCGGGCTACGGCACCAAGCCGGTGATACTCGAAAGCCCGATCTGGCGCGACTTCGCCGATAATATCGTCGATGCGCAAGCCGAAAAGATAATATTGTCGAGCAACACCAGATTCGGAGAAATCTGGATCTTCTACCCGGATGGACGGGATGGCACAGAAAACAGCCGGGCAATCTTCTTCAAGGTGACGCCCGAGGTCTTGGTCTGGTCGAAGTCCGACTTTGCACGAACCGCGTATTGCGATGCAGGTGTCCTGACCTATCCGGCCGGCGTCGATCCGGATGGCGCGGTGTTCAACCACGAGAAGGGGACACAGGCCAATGGAGATGACCTGAGCTGGTCACTTCGTTCCGCCGCCCAATATCTCGATGAGGCTGAGAGAGTGCTTCAGGTCCAGACGTTCACCCCGGACTTCAAGGGGCAGGAAGATGCGATCTCGATGACGCTCCACACACGGGCGCGGCCGCAATCGATATCCGTGACCAAAGGGCCGTATGCGATTGCTCCTAACTCCAGCAAAGTGGACTTCAGAGCTTCAGGTGCGATCGCCGAAATTGCGTTCGAGGGAACGAGCTATGTTCGTTTCGGTAAGCCATCGTTCGACACCGAGGTCTGCGGGCGGCGGTGATCACAGCCGAATATGCGGCCTGGCGGCCGCTTTTTGCCCAGGCTTTCGATTCGCGATTCTACACGATCGAGCATCTCGACTTCATCATTCTGAAGGGCGGCCGGTTCTGGTCGAACGATAAAGCTGCGATCGTCGCGGAGATCAGAACATATCCGACCGGCAACAGGGCGGTGGAGGGCGTCGTCGCGGCCGGAGAGCTGAATGGCATCGTCAAGCTGATCCCGCTTGCCGAAGCGTGGGGCAGGGAAAACGGAGCGATCGCGGCGAAGATCGAAAGCCGCGCCGGATGGATCAAAGCACTTAGAAATCAAGGTTGGGAGCCGTTCCAGACGGCCCTCATGAAAGGATTATAATGGGCCTGTCGTCGAGCAAATCAAAATCCAAGACCAACCAGACGACGTCGGAGACGACGACGCCGATTACACCGCCGTGGTTGTCGCAGCCGATCCAGGACATCACCGGCAAGATCAACGCCTTTTCGAACATGGATCCCTCGCAGTTCGTGGCGCCGCCTTCGGCGATCCAGCAAAACGTCTTCAACCAGGTCGGCAACCTTGGCAGCTATGGCGATACGATCGACGACGCGATCGGCATGGCGCGGACGGCCGGCGCAATGCCAGCGCCGACATTGGGCAAGGCTGCGCAGGCGAGCGTGACCAACTGGAAGGCGCCCAATCTGGGCATGGCGGCGCAGACCGGGCGTGTCGATCTCGCGCCATCCACCTATGCGCGGCCGGAAAGCCTGCTGGACAATCTCAATGCTTATATGGACCCGTATACGAACCAGGTCGTGAATGCGACGCTGGCCAATTACGATGCGGATACGGGCCAAAGGAGCGCGCAACTGTCGGCGCAGGCGGCGGGGTCGGGCGCGTTCGGCGGTTCGCGTTATGGCGTTGCGCAGGGGCAATTCCAGGCCGACGCAGGCCGGGACCGTGCCCAGACCGAATATGGATTGCGGTCGGACGCCTTTCGCACTGGGGCGGCGCTGTCCAGCCAGGACGCGCAGCGCCGGCAGGATGTCGGCCTTGCCAATGCCGGATTCGACAACAATCGCAATCTAACGCAGGGGCAATTCGATCTCCAGCGCATGCTCGCCGACACCGGCTACCGGAACCAGTTCGCGCTTACGCAAGGCGACCTCGATGCACGAGCGGCGCAGGATAATGCCAACAGCGCAAACCAGGCCTCGATGTACAACACCGGGCAGGCGAACAGCTTCACGAGCCTGCAGGCCCAGCTTCAGGCGCAGGCCGCCGACCGCGCGCTGCAGGCCGCGGGACTGGTCGGGAACCTCGGCGTGTCGGGCAATGCGATGGACGCGACGAACCTGCAGCTGGCCGCCGATATTGGCGCGCAGCAGCGGGCGATCGAAAGCGCCCGGCTCAACGCCATTCCGACGCAGCTTCAGCTCGCGGGGAGCTTGCTGAGCGGCCTGCCGTATCCAGCGATCGTCGGCCAGCAGGCGAACGGTACCATGCAGGGAACCAGCGTGACGACGACAAATCCAGGTCTCGGCGTGATCGGCGCGGGGCTGCTGGGTTCGGCACTGGGCGGCTGGGCCGGGAATGGTTTCAAGTTCGGGTAGCTGATTAGCATGGACATAATTTGAAAGGGTGCTGAATGCCAAAACCGCCAAAACCATTTTACGTTGAGCAACTCCCTTATGACGAAGGTACCGCCGGCGGACTCCTGGGTGTTGTTCCCAATGCCTGGTCTGCAAAAGCAAGGAACGTGTGGGCAGCTCCCCCAACCATCTCCACGACCTCAGCGTTCCAGGCGCGACCAGAGCAAGGCCCTGCGCCCACGTCGCAAAAGAAGCGCTTTTTCCGTCAAGGCGGACCGGGACAGGCGATTGTCGGCAGTTTGGCGGATTATCTTGCGCAATTGGGCGGCGGCCAGGGAGCGTATGCTCCGGCTATGGAGCATCAAAGAGAAATAGATGCTTATACAAGAAAACGTAATGACGACCTTGAGGACTATCAGCGCACCCTCAAGGACCAATGGGATCTCTGGCGTCGCCAGGAAGAATACAAGCGTCAGTTCTATCCGCAGCCAAACCAAGTCCCGGGCCAGTGATGGATTGGCCGATTTGCGGGACGGATCGAGGGTTCGGCCATGATCTCAGCTGAAATCGTCGCCTTGGTGGGCGCGGCGCTTGCGGTCTTTGGAGCAATCGGGGGTACGGTGCGCTGGGCTGCCGGTCAGTTCCGGGCGCAGGGCGGAAAGCTGGCGGCGCTCGAACGAGAATATGCAGGGTTATATCGCGAGCACAGCCTCGTGCTGGTGCGTCTCGAGCGGTTCAGGCTTGCCTTCAGGATCGTCGCTGCCGAGCTTTCGCGCAAGTCGCCCGGTGATGTCGCGCTGGTTCATGCCAAGGCGCTGCTCGACGAAAGCTTCCGAATGGAGGCGGATCTGCCGGACGATATCAAGACGCTGCTTGCGCGGATCGGCGAGGCCGATGGCAGGCGGGCCGCCTGAGGGAGGCGATGATGCATGTCAGTGACAAAGGTCTCGAACTGCTCAAGCGGTTCGAAGGCCTGAGGCTGGAAGCCTATCTCTGCCCTGCCGGCAAATGGACGATCGGCTATGGCCATACCGGTCCCGACGTGCGGGCCGGATCGACCATCGATGATGCAGCGGCCCTGGATTTGCTGCGCAGCGATGTCGCCCGGTTCGAGCGTGGTGTGTCGGCAATGGCAGGGGAGTGCACGCAGGCGCAATTCGACGCACTGGTTTCCTTTGCTTTCAACATTGGGCTGGGGGCCTTGATGTCCTCGACATTGCTCAAGAAGCATAAGGCGGGCGATCCGAACGGGGCCGCGGCGCAGTTCGGACGCTGGGTCTATGGCGGTGGGCGAGAGCTAAAGGGCCTGCTGCGCCGCCGCGCCGCGGAAGCCGAACTTTACGCCTCATGAGCTTGCCCCCCTGGCCGGCGCGCGAATGGCGCGCGCTTATCGCTCTCGTCGCATCGATCGCCGGATCGGCAGTGCTGACCGGCTTGCTTGCCTGGGCAATACGCATCCTCGAGGGCTGGCGGGATGCCCAAGCGATTGCGTCCATCGGCTATGGCCTGCTGGCGATCATAGGATCGATCCTGCTTTCGCTGGGGCTGGCGATCAACCGCCGCTCGATCAAGCTTACGCGCGACGGTTTCGAGGCAAGCGGCGGCGAAGATCGCGAAGGCACAGGGGGCTGACATGAACTTTCTGGGCCTGATCCGCGCGTGGCGTGAGCTCGCCGTCGGGGCGCTCCTCGTTGCACTTGCCGTCCTGTGGGCCGGCCGGGCGATGACCGAGCGGCAAAACGAAAAGCTGAAGGCCGCGCTTCGCGAGGCGAATGCGACGATCGAACGCGAGCGCGAGGCGGTGACCGACCGGGTCGCGCAGGCGAAGGCCGAGGACGCCGCCCATGCGGCGCGGGTCGAACGCGACCAGAACCATGTTTCGATGGAGACTTCGGATGCATATCAACAACAGGTTGCCGATCTTCGCCGCCGTTATGATGCTTTGCGGCTGCGGTCAGGAACATCCGAAGCCGATCGCGCTGGTCGCTCAGCAACGGGAGTGCCCAAAGTTTCCGACACCGCCCGCATCGCTGATGGTTCCGCCGGCGAAGACGGACTTTCTTCCATCGACGCATTGATCGCGAGCGAGCAGGCGGTGCGGCTTCAGGCGCTGCAGCAATGGGTGAGCGGGCAAGAAACTGTCGAGAGGTAGCAGTCGCCTTCTAATCCCATCACCCCGTCTTTGCTGAAGGAAGGCGTTGCAAACAGAGCGAATTGTTCCTTGATGAGCAGATCATTTCATCGGTTTTTGCCAACCGTCCGTCGATTCGCCGCTCACCAGGAGTCGTTCGTCGCAAATTTGGCGTCGCGGTGTCGCTTCAAATGAAAATTTGCGCGAAGATTCATTGTGTTGGGGAACTGAACGGGGAGCGCTCAACCAATGCTGAAGATTCTCATCGTTGAAGATGAGCCGTTGCTTGCAGTCACGCTGAAGCATTTGATCGAACTCAACCCGCGTTTCGAGGTCACCCATATTACGGATGATCTGGAATCGACCCTCGCCGCGGTTGAGGAACGAACGCCTGATCTTGCGCTTGTCGATCTTAAGCTGGCGCGCGGATCGACGGGTTTCAGTGTCGCAGTCAAGTTGAACGAACTTGGCGTCGCGTGCCTTTTCACGACCGGAAAAGCGCCGCCGTTTCCCATGCCAGACCTCGCGTTGGGCTGCCTGGCCAAGCCCTATACGGAGGAAGACGTCGTTCGCGCATTGAAGGCGGCTGAAGACAAGTTGCGAGGGCGCGAGCGGCTCCGGCCGAGCTTGCCGGACAATCTGCGTCTCTATTCGGCCGAGGTCGCAGAAGAGCTGCCTCGCGATAACGCTTTTCTGGAAATGCCGTCGCTAGACGCGCGGCAATCCATCCGGACCCGGCTTTCGCGCTGGCTTCTCGCGAGCTAG